CTACGGCATACGGCAAAAGGTCTGTATAAACGCTCGAAATGTCCGAATCCTGCTCAAGGCTTGTGAGGTTTTTGCCGTATTCAATCACCACTCCCGTGGTCTTGCCGCGCCCTTGGTGATGAATGACACTGTAGTTGTCCCATTCAAATTCGCCACCCCACAAACTGATAAGCGAACCCTCCTCACCGCCAAGTGCAGCACGTATGCTTTTTGGCTTTGCGACCGAGAAGTTCTTTGACTTGTCGTAGTCGGTGCGGAAGGTAAAATTATGCGGTGTGAGCGCCTTTGCAAAGACCATATCCATTGCCTGTTGGGGCATAATATCCGTTGCCTCCCACGCAGGGGTTGCGATGGAAGTCAGATCGTAAGACAGGTGTTGTGCATATATTTTCACGATGCCGTTTAGGGGCTTCGTTATTCTGTAAATACGGAACATTTGATTTGCCGAGGTGTCATTCGGTTTGGCTTTTATCAGTCGTTCCTTTTGAATTTCGCTATAAAACTGTCCCGTGATGGGATAGCTCATAACGCACTCATAAGCACCGTTTCTTTCCTCGGTAACTTGGCAGGAAATCGTATCGGAGAGCGTACCGATTCCGTATGTGGAGAAATTTGTAGCATTGGCTTTATAGAGAACTGGAATCATATCGATTTCCACCTCGGTATAATTTCAATGCTTGTAATCCCACCATCAAAGGCAATGGTGTTATTGCCATACGCAAAAACAGGAAATCCGTCCCCGCTGACGGTATCGTTTTTCGGCTCGATATCGTGATAGAAATTCATCAGTTCCGAGTCGCATTCGGTGTAGCCGTCAAGCGTGGTAAACTGCCATATTTTTGTTTCTTTTGCAGATTGTATTGTGAGAGTCCCCGTACCACGGCCATTGATTTTAAGATAGGGTTTCGCATCAAAAGGATACGGATTCACAAGCGTAATCGGTGACGACGTATAGGTCGTTTTTGCTTGACCCGTGTACGAAAAACGCATAGGATGACAAGAAAAGTTTACAGTGAACACCCCTATCTTATTTAATTCATCCGAAATATCGAGCTTATTGTTAAAGACCGCTTTTCGGAAAAAAGCCGTATCGTAACTATCCGACAAGGTGTGGTATCTGTCGGGTTCGGCATAAAGCCAACACTTGACAGCCGTTACCTTATCGGCTAGTTCTTGAATGCTTTTTGCGGGTATAAAACACGTGTATGAAACCGTGGTATTGGGGAATCTGCCGTTGGGTGATATAAGGTCACCGTCCCGCCCCGGTATTGACTGGAATTTGAGGTCGTACTTGGGGGCGGAAAAGATGTCCTTCGAGCTTATACGTACACCCATATCTTGGGAACTGATACCGTTATAAATAAAATAATTCATGCAAATACCACTCCTTTTCTCTGGGCGTAAGCACCTGCGGTTGCCATAATTTCGTTTGTCAACTCGGTGATGTCTTCGCTCGTGTAGTTATTAAAGTTTTGAATATTAAGCTGAAGAATAAAGCCTCCAGTGCTACCCATAGCCCCATTTGCGATGGTGCTATGTGCGTTTACGTCAATGTTCTTCGGCAGAGTCGTAGATAGATCTGCGGAAAGGTCGTTGAACACACCATTGAGGTCTTTGCTCATATCGGTTGCGGCATCGATAGCCTCACCTGCGGTTTCATCAATACCGCCTGCAAGACCCTCCATCATCATGTCACCAATCCACGCCATTTTTCGTGATGGAGAATGGATGCCAAAGAAGTCGCAGATGCCATCCCAAAGGTCGGAAGCCCACCCGGACACCTTATCCCAAATCCAAGTAGCAAGGCTCTGTATACCTTCCCACAAGCCTCTTACAAGGTTTGCGCCTACCTCAACGAAAGAGCCAAGCCCGTTCATAAGTGCGCTTACCAAGGAAGTAATAATCTTCGGCATCGATTTTACAAGTTCTATGATGATAGCAGGCAGATTGGTAATAAGGCTCATAAAGAGGTCAACACCCGCTTCTATGAACTTATCAATGCTACCGAGAAGTCCGTTGATGATGCCGTTTATAAGGTCGGGCAAGCACCCCACGATGGTGACAATAATTGTCGGAAGCTCCGTAATCAGTGAGGTCAAAAGGTCAATACCGCACTCAATAATCATCGGTATCATACCGAGCAAGGTATCAATAATGCCCACAATGATTTCGGGGATAGCCTGAACGATTGTAAAAATGATTTCAGGCAGTGCGCCAATCAGTGAGGTTATGAGCGTAAGACCCGCATCGATAATCAGCGGAACAGCCCCTATCACCGCTTGCAAAATGCCCTCGATGATAATGGGAATTGCCGACACTATCGTCAAAACAATTTCAGGCAAAGCACCAATCAGCGAAGTGATGAGTTTTACGCCTGCGTCAATAATCAGTGGGATTGCGTTGATAACCGCCGTAAGGATGCCATTGATAATTTCGGGAATGGCTGCAATGATGGTTTCTATAATCGTTGGCAATGCACTCACGAGGGAAACAAGCAACTGAATACCCGCGTCAATAATTAGCGGAATTGCCTCGAACACGGCCGTCAATATGCTTTCAATAATCAGCGGGATTGCCTCCACTATCGTTTCGATAATAGTTGGAAGTGCTTGCACGATTGCCGAAAGTAGTGTGATACCCGCATCAACAATGCTCGGAAGCGCATCAAGAAGCGTACCTAATACGGCATCGATAATTTTCGGTATTGCCTGCACGATTTTCTTTATAATCGTTGGCAGCGCCGACACGATTGACGTTAACAGCTTCACGCCCGCGTTTATAATTTGCGGTACTGCACCCAAGATTGCAGAAAGCAAACCCTCTATCAGTTGCGGGAGCGCCGATACAATGGTCGTAACCACTGTCGGCAGAGCCTCTACAATCGAGGAAAGCAACTGCACTCCCGTGTCAATAATCCGTGGGATTGCGTCAAGGAAGAACTGCACGATAGAATCAATTACCTTCGGTAGTGCTTCCAATAGCACGGGAATGGCATCAAGGATGCCTTGTGCAAAGCCTGTAATCAGTTGCAGTGCCGCATCTAAAATCAGCGGAAGGTTATTTATAATCGTTTTCACGACCTTTGCCATAACCTCCACCAAGGAAGGAATCAACTGCGGCAGAGCTTCTGCAATGCCTTGAGCAAGGGTAACCACCACTTGCAGTGCCACGTCTATCAGCAGAGGCAACTGGTCGATAATGCCGTCCACAAACGCAAGCATTAACTGCAAAGCGCCATTTGCTATCTGTGGAAGCCCCGATATCAAAGCATTCAAGATTGTGAATATGATTTCGGTTGCCGAGGTAACGATGACTGGAAGATTATCCACAATCGCCTGACCGAGGGATGTAACTATCGTGGTTATAAGGTCAAGGAGCGTTGGGAGATGCTCCATAAAGACGTCAACGACCTTCGGAATAATATCTCCTATGACGTCAGCCATCTTGGAAATATCTCCGTTTGCGGCGTTGATGCCGTTGGTAAACTCACCGAGGAGTCCCACGCCGTCCGTTGCAAGGTCTGTAAGGACCGGGAGAAGCACTGTGCCAAGTGCGTTCTTGGCTGCGGTTGCGCCTACGGAAAGGTATTGTAATTGGTCGTCAAGTGCGCCATAAGCGTTAAGCGTTTCTTCACCGAGAACATATCCCGCCGCCCTTGCTTCCTCTCCAAGCTCCGCCATTCGCTCTGCACCCGCTTCAATAAGAGGGTTCAGTTCCTGTGCGGACTTGCCGAGAATGGTCATCGCAATGGCATCACGCTCGGTTTCGTTCTCCATTTTGCCGAGGGCGTCTATGATTTCCCAATACACGGTATCGCTATCGCGCATATTGCCTTCAGCATCGTAAACGGCAACGCCGAGTTTTGCATAGGCTTCGGACATCTCGTTCATTTTAGGCGCAACAGGCTGTGAAGCACTCGTCACATCTGCTTGCGCCGAGGCAAGTTTTATTTGTGCTTGTTCAAGGGCAATAGCCGCCTTTTTTACAGAGGCGGAGGCATCACCACTTTCTTCAAGTGCCGTGTTGTAGTTTTCTTGCGCCGAGGTGAGTTTGCTCTGTGCTTTTTGTAGTGCAACGGCGGCTTTTTGTGCCTGTTCGGAGTCTGCGCCATTCTTTTCAACGGCTGCGTTATAAGTGATTTGCGCGCTTTCAACGCCATAGAGAGCATCTTCGACCGAGGCATAGGCTTTTGAAACGGCGGCACCGCTTGCTTTGACCGCTTCGTCATAGACAATTTGTGCTTTTTCAAGGTTCAGTTGAGCCGTTTGCGCCTTTTCTTCCGCTTTTGCAAGTTTCTCCATATCAACCGAGGCTTCACCTGCAACGTCGGTAACGGTAGCCATCGATTTGATGTTCTTTGCCATCGACTTTGTGAGAGTTTCGGTGGATACGTCAACAAGCTCGGCGGCATACATATACTCTTGAAGCTTATCCGTGGCAATGCCCGTTTGCGTTGCTGTAGTTAAGACTCCATCGGCATATGCCGCACCCTCTTTAGACATATCCACAAGTGCTTTACCAGCAGCGATTGCGGCGGCAGATACGGCGGCAAAGGCAGCGGTTATGGTTGCGGCAGCCACTTTGCAAACAGTACCGAGGGCTTCAAACTTGCCCCCGGCATCGTCCGCTTGTTTACCCGCATCCTCAACCTCATCACCCATGTCATCGGCTTCTTTGCCTGCGTCGTCCATACCTTTGCTTGCGTTGTCGAGGGCGCTATTATTGTCTTGCAGTTCGCGCTCCATCTTGTTGAGGGAGGCTTCTGCGTTATTTAATTGAATTTGCCACGCCTGTGTACGCTTATCGTTCTCACCGAATGATTCGGCTGCGTTTTTCAGGGCGGCACGGAGAACTTCGATTTTCTCCTTTTGCGCATCGATCTGCTTGCCCAGAACTTCGTTTCTGGCGGTGAGTGCTTCGACAGAATGGTCGTTTTTATCGAACTGCGATTCCACCAGCTTCATTTCCGAGCCGAGGACTTTGAAAGCGGAATTGATATCCGCCAAGGACTGTTTGAATTCTTTTTCGCCCTCAAGACCGATTTTTAGTCCAAATTTATCTGCCACTTGCACCACCTCCTTCGTCTAGCATTCTGTGGCTACACTCCATCGGGAATGATGTCATCGATGAAATGCTCACGTTTAGGCTTGGAAATGCCCGAGAACTGTTTATGGCACTCCCAAAGGTCAAGAAGCAAACCAAACGGCAAAAGCGCCACCTCCTCTATGGTCAGATGGAGATGGGCTATGCCGTAATAAAGAAGCCGAGTAAATAACTCTTCGTCACTTACTCGACCGCCGCGTTTTTTGGGTCTGCCTCGCTTTCTACATTGCGCTTCGTACCCTTATAAAGAGCCTCGGTAATAGCCTCCTTATAGGTTGCGAGTTCGGAAGGAACGGTAAGAATTTCTACCTCCTCCTCGGTAAGCAGAGGCTTCGGATTGTCTCTGTTTTTAAGGTTGAAAATAAGGATGGACTGATTTGCGAGAAGCGTAATAAGCCATACGATTTCGCCAATCGCCATCTCAAAATTCTCACTCTTCATCAGCTTGTCGCCAAGGTTCTCAAGACCGCCGTAACGACCTGCGATTTCCTTGGTAGCCTTGGTGGTGAGAACAAGGGTGTATTCATCACCGCCAATGGTGATATTGGTAGTACGATCCGTAGTCATTAGTCGTTACCTCCTTCGTTTGCGGGTGCGGTATACGAAGGCTCATAGACCTCCTTATACCAATTGCTGATTGTGGTTGCGGAAACAGTAGTATCACCCTCGGTGACCTCTGCCTTCCACGGGTGCTTGCCCTTGCCGTCCACCTTGTTACGACAAAGAATCGTGCCTTCGATGGTAGGAGTAGAGAAAGTGATGCTATCGCCCTTGGTAGCAAGGTTGGTAGCGGGAATACCGAATTTTACGCGGTAAAGCCAATAATACTTGTACTTGCCGTTAGCTTTCTTTGCACGGAAGCCGATAGCCACGGGAGCGCCACCATCCTCGGAAGTCGAAACGATAACGCCGTTTGCATCAATCACCGCACCTGTGAGGTCGGATGCTACCGCAGCGCCAAGCTCGTCAATGCCAAGGGAAAGAGTGCCACTCTTAAACTCCTTCACGATTTCAGCGGCACCGTCATCGGCATAAAGCGTTGCTTCGGAAAGTTCCACAGAAAGGTCTGCGGTCATTGCTTTTGCCAAGGAAGTCGGAGTCGCATAGGTTTCGTTGCCGTTTGCGTCTTCCGTAATCTTGGCGTAGTACAGTTTGTCGAGTCCTATAGTTGCCATAGGTTAAATATCCTCCATTTCATAATGATTGGCTACGTCAACCACATAATGGTGGTAGCCCGTATCGTTTTCATAGCCGATATACTGTCTGCTTGTTATGGTCAAGTCCGCCGAAAGCAGTGCGCGGATTATTCTGTTTTTGTCTGCACCGTAGTTGCCCTTACAATAAAGAGAAATTCGTGCTTCTTGCACGTCATACGTAGGCGCATTGTCTGCGTTTACGCCAAAAGAATCGTTAAGAGGTACGATGACAATATACTTGTCGGGCGCAACCTCACTAAAGACACCCGTTTCAATGGGTATGCCAAGGGGTGTGAGCGCCGTATTGATATTTGCAAGGATGCTCATATTTTTTTGACCTCCTCTTCAAACTTTCGTGCCATAGCCGCCTCACACGCACTTTTAGATGCGGTTTTTGCAGGCTTCAAAAAAGGCTTTGCTGGCTGACCGTGCCTTCCATATTCGAGGATATTAGCAATTTTCGCATTGCTTTCACCATCGGAACGGGGTTCTGCAAAACCAATTTTTATATTGTGATTGCCGTTCCTGTCCACTCTTGCGCTTGTCATACCAAGGGAGCGTTCAAGTTCACCCGTAGAACGGGAGCGAACTTTTGTGTCCTTGCCGACAACAGATGCAAGGGTGCTTTTGACTTTCGCAAGCACCACCTCACCGCCTGCCTCAAGGACGCTCTCGACAATCTCGTCTGTTTTCTTGCCCAAGGTCGAAAGTTTCTTCAAAAACTCGTCGGGCATTTGGATTTCTGCTTTAGCCACGGGTAGCCACCACCTTTCTTGCCATCACTTCAAGGTACATCCCGCGCCCACGCACGTCTTCGACCGAAATAATGTCATATTTTTCTCCGCCACAATAAAGAATGTGGTCGGTTGTAATTTTAATGCCGGGAATTGTGCGGATGCGGAAAAGGTCGGTTGCATCGCTGAAAGCGGCAAGGTTTGCCCACCTCTGTGAGCCGTGCCGTCCTTCTCGGTAGGCACGAACAGAGGCAACGCCTTCATAAACGGAAGTAGCAAACCCCTCCGCATCCTTGATGTTTTTGAAAATCCCGATGTCGATTATGGTATTCATTTTTCCGATACTCATATCACACCTTCCAATCTCTATCGATGCGTAAAAGCGTATGGATTGTATCCCACGACTGCTTTGATGCTTGAGGGTTATCCGCAAAGAACCCGCCTGTGCCGCCGTCACGTGACTCATAAAAATGTGTAGCAAGCATTGTTACTCCTTGCTTTGTGACCTCGGACATAGGTTTTTCGGTATAAGTTCCCGCCGGGAGATGCTGATAACCCTCGGCATAGGCGATGGCAGAAAGAATGAAGGCTGTAACGATATTGTCGTCCGCATCGTGTTCGAGATTAAGGTTTCTTTTTACACGAATCAGTAAATCATCCATCGTTCCAGCCTCCTTTTATCACTCGGTTGCAGTGCCTTTCTGCTGAAGCACCTTGATGGCTTCGGGAAGAATGAGCTTTGCGTCCACGCGCTTGGTAGCAATAAAGCCAACCTGACCCGTGTCGGCATAACGCTCGTTGAGGCGCTTGAAGGACACACCCTGACGGTCACCAATCCAGTAGTAGGAGAAGTCACCGAATGCGATGGTCTTTGCACCTGCGCCAACGGTAGGAGCGTAAGGCGAAGTGAAGATACGCTTGCCGAGAATGGTGTCATACTCACCATCACGGAGTGCGGGCTGCCAGAGGTACTGACCATTCTTATCCTTGAGCTTGCGGATAGCCTTGATGGTGCTATCGTTGAGTACCCAAATAGCCTTCTTGCGATAAGGCGACTTGAGGGAATAGAAAAGGTCAATAAGCTCATCTGCGGTGATGTCGGTTTCGGATGCAGTGGTTACACCGATTTCAGCGCCGCCAACATCTGCGAGGATGCCGGTAGGCTTGCCGGTACCGTTGCCGGAGATGAATGCCGCCTCCTCTGCGTTGCCGATACGACGGGCAAACTCGGTAGTGAAATAGCCCTCAAGGTCAAAAGCGGAGTCGTTGAGAAGCTCCTCGGAAACCTTGATAAGGGTTGCTACCTTGTGAGCGCCGATGAGCTGCTGACCGAATGCGTCATCGCTCTCGGGAATCTGTCCTTCCTCGTCAACCCAAGCCGCAGTGCCACGGGTGGATACAACAGGGATTTTGTGAGAGCCGTGAGAAGTCGTAAATACGTGAGCGTGCTTACGGATTACGTTTTCAGCTTCAAGTGCGGAGATAAGGGTTCTCTCGAAGGTGTCGGGAACAAGATAACCACCCTCGGAATCCGTGCCGATCTGAAGTGCGTTGCGGACTTCGTAAGAGTCACGCTTTCTTGCGTGATTCCAGAAAGCCTTTTTGTAATCCTCGGTAGCTCTACCGACCTTGGTTTCCACCTTGGTGGCCTCGGGCTTCTCGATGATAGGAGTGCTTACGGGCTTGGACATCTCTGCATCCATAGCCTCAAGGCGCTCCATTCTTGCGATTTCCTTGCCGAGTTCGGTGATATCGTTCTCCATACGTGCATAAGTAGCGTCATCCTCGGCAGAGAGAACGCCCTTGTCGTTTCTGTGAGAGTCAAGGAATGCCTTGGCAGACTCCCACGCTTTTGCGCGCTTGGTGCGCAGTTCGTTGATAGTCATAATAAATCCTCCAAATTTTAATATTTCATAAGGTTGAGGCGTTCCATAAGTTCATCGTAGGAACGACCTTGGGGTGTGGTCGGCTCTTCAGCCGTAGGTTCGGTAGTTTTGGGTGCGGGGTTCGCTTTGGCAGCGATTTTGTTGTATAGCCTGTTTGCGACTTCTTTGCCTGAAAACGCATAAGCAGGAACTTCGACAGCCAACTTCTCATCCGTAAGGACATCATCAGCAAAGCCGAGTTCGATAGCTTTATTTGCGTTCATCCAAGTTTCAGAATCCATAAGGTGCGAGAGCTTTGCGCGAGAGAGATTTGTCTTGATTTCGTAGGCGTTAATAATGGATTCCTTGACCTCCGCAAGCATATCTATGGCTTTTTGCATATCTTCGTGGTCGCCAAAGGCCATAGTCGCAGGGTTGTGAATCATCATCAGCGCCGTAGGAGCCATAAGCACCTTCGTTCCTGCCATCGCAATGACAGATGCAGCAGATGCCGCAATGCCGTCAATCTTGACAGTGACGTTGCCCTTATAGTCCATCAGCATCGAATAAATCTGACTCGCCGCCACACAATCGCCTCCCGGAGAGTTAATCCAAACGACCACATCTCCATTACCCGCAAAAAGCTCATCTCTGAACATTTGCGGTGTGACGTCATCGTCAAACCAACTTTCCTCGGCTATCGTTCCGTAAAGTTCAAGGACTCTTTCGGTTGCGGGTGATTCGCTTTCCGCTTCGTTCCTCCACTTCCAAAACTTCTGTGCTTTGGGTTTCTTCATCGGAATTTTCCTCCTTGTCGTTATTTGGTGTTATATTTGCAAAGGCTCCCGCGTTCCCAAGGGGGAGCATATTGCCGTTGATAAGATAGAGGTCGCCGCCCTCTTCGGCGGGAATTCTGTCAAGGTTCTCAAGCTCACGGATATCGTTTGCGCTCATCCAACCATTCTGCCTTGCGATGGAGTAGCCGTTCATACGGCTTACGTAATCACCGCGAAGCAGACCTTCAAGGTTGAACTTCACAAAATATGCCTTCTTTTCGTCTTGAGAGAATAGCGCTCTTGCGAGGGATTGCTCCCAACGTATGACCCAAGGGTCGAGCGTGTATTTTACGAATTCCAAGGACTGCTGCTCTATATTAGAAAAGCTCGACTTTTCAAGGTCGCCTACCATATGGGGCGGGACTCTAAAAATACGAGCAATTTCGTTAATTTGGAATTTGCGGGTTTCAAGGAACTGTGCTTGGTCGGGAGAGATAGAAATAGGCGTATATTTCATACCTTCTTCAAGCACGGCAACCTTACCCGAGTTACCGCTTCCGCCAAACTGACTCTGCCAAGCCTCACGGACTCTGCCGGGGTCTTTGATAGTGCCGGGGTGTTCAAGCACACCGCTTGGCGCAGCGCCGTTGGCAAAGAACTTGGCACCATACTCTTCGCAGGCGATAGCCATACCGATAGCGTTCTTTGCCATTGCTATGGGACTATATCCGACAAGCCCGTCAAAGCCAAGTCCGGGAATATGCAGAACGTCACTCGGTTTTAAGGTAACCGAGCCGTTTTCCATCGTAGGCGCTTCCTCTGTGGAACGGGTGTAGGTGTAATACAGTTTTCCGTTCTCATCTCGGTCAACCGACATCTTGTTCGGCATCAAAGGATAAAGCGCCACGACCTCACCTTTACCGTTTCGGATAATTTGCGCATACGCATTACCCCAAAGCAAAAGGTGCGTCATAAGCGTCTCCCTGAAAACAAAACTTGACATTTCGGGGTTCGGCTCGTCGTGAAGCAGTAAATATAGCGGATGGTCTACGGCTTTTTCTTTGCTGCCATCCTCTTTGTATCGGTATAAATGCAGTGGCAATCCCGCTATTGCCTCCGCAAGGATACGCACACAGGAATACACCGCCGTCATCTGCATCGCAGAACGCTCAGTAACGGGTTTTCCTGCCGTGCTACCTCCCATATAAAAGGCATAGGAACTGCCTGCCGTTTTGTTTGTAGGCTTATCCCGTGAACGGAACAGTCCTGAAAAAAGTCCCATTGTCAATCCTCCTTAAATAAACAAAAGCCCACGATTATCGTAGACGCTAGCACTTGAATCGTTGCCACAACGGATTGCGCGGTCAAGCGCCATAATGGTTGCAACGGCTCCGTCTATCTTTTCCGTAGACTTTTCCTTGTCGGGTTTTATATTTCCCGCAGGGTCGGTTCGTATATAAATGTTATCCATCATCCACCGAAGGACGGGATGACCGCCGTGGGCAATCTTCTCGCCCAGAACGAGGGTCATAAGCTCTTTGGTAGGCGGACTCATATCCTTAAAGCCCTGCCCAAAGGGAACAACGGTAAAGCCCATACCTTCAAGGTTCTGTACCATCT